CGTAGAATCCATAAAAAATGGCTTGAACAAGGACTTGATCTGTACGACGACAGTGACGACCACTTTAGAGTTATAGGTGAAGTGATGCCGCGCTATCGTCAAGAGATACAGAACAGTCTGAAGGTCAACGGCTTTGAAAAGCACCGTGTACCCGAATGGAACAGGGTCAAGTTTGGAAACAATCCACCAGTGACAGCGGAGGTAGCGTAATGAACAAATTTAAATGTGAGCAATGCGACTTCTTTGGCAATGATGATGAAATTGTCATTGTTAAAGAGGTTGATATGGAACCATACGGAGACAGAAAGGTTGAAAGGGCAAGCTACTACTATCACTGCCCAGACTGCAACTCTGACGACCTCACAGAATACGCTGAGGTGAATTGGTAAACCCCGAAATTGCGCTAAGGATGGCGCTCTTTTTCGTTAGTTTTTCAGGTGCAACCCGAGGGTTGTATCTAATGAACTAATCAAAGAGGAAAGCAACATGTTTTTATTTAAAGAAACGCTAGAACACGCAGGCATGGCAGACACCAGAACACAGAAGCTTGCCGAAGCACTCAACTTACTGCACTCAGCTATATCGCAGTGCGATCTAGGCAACAGAAAAATCTTTGCGGACAACTTCCCTTACGCTGTTAGGTCTGCCGTCGAGTACGCAAAGATAGAGGAGCTAAATCAAGACTTGTGGGGGATTAGCGCACTGGATCGATACCGACAAGACACTGAGCTTGCAGAGTGGATCTCTGAATACTCAGAGTATGAAGACAGCATCCAGACTCATCCAATTAGAGATAATGTATTCGATATGGGAGACTACCGATGATTATTGAAATCATTTTTACAATTGTATTTTTTTCCGCAATGGCTGTGCTTTTAAGTGGAGCTTTTCTAATCGTTCAGGACAAAGAAAGACAATACCAAGAGAGAAGGAATCAACGTGACAACAAATGAAGAACTGCAACACCTTATGCGAAAGCACAATCTGTCTCAGACTGATGTTTCAAAAATGCTAGAGATTCCCTTGGACACTGTAAAAAACTACAGCCGAACCGCTAACCGTAGTAGAGTGCCCAAGGTAGTCATAATAGCTTTGCGTTTGAGTATTCAACTAAGAGACAAAACGGAATGAGAAAGACCCACTTTGGATGCCGGTCCTGAGGACCATGAATTTGGACCGGCTCCATCCCTTCAAGCAAGATACATTCAAGTATCCCCTCCCTGCTAAACCAATACTCCCCCTTACCTGTATCAATCACCCAGAAATCAGCTAGCGACACGCTGAATGCAGACGGCTTGTTGTGGTAGTACTCGACCACAATGTTGCCTGTCTTTTGCGACATCGGATCGTACTTAACCTCAACAGTTTTACCTATCTCAGGAATCTCAATATCCCAGTCGGGATGATACCCCTCAGCCTTCCTAGCTTGAGGGAATACCAATCTCAACCGATCAAGTAAGTTACGCTCAATCGCCTCGCCTCGAATGAGGTCTTTAGCGAATCCCATTTGCTCTGTCTTTTTTCCACAGCATCTCAACGCCAATCTTTACTAAGTCTTTACTGTGACTGGGCGTTGCATTATCTGGAATGCTGTCTATTGCCGCTCGCCTTTCATCCTTGCTTGGCAGTTCCAGTATGTTGCTTGGAAGGTAATAGGGTAGGGTTGCTTTTGCTAGATCATGAAAGTCTGGATCTAGGTTGTCCTCTATATACTGGAGGCACTGGGGGTAGTATGTTTTTTTCGCGGCTAATTTTATTTCAGCATTGAACTTTGCAGGCTTCATTGGGAACCTCTAGTAATTCTCTCATTAACAAGATGCCTGTCTCCCAATCCACCGTGACTGTTTCGACAGGTTTAAATGAGTATTCCTTGAATGTCCGTAACGGAAATACCATGCGTATCGGTTGGCGGTCGTACTTGTATATCAGCACCGGAATATAATCATCCCCTGCTGAAGTCTTTGCTTGCTCCCACCACTCCGGCTTGTACCAGTGACCAGTCGCGTATCGTTTGGCTTCGATCATTAAGTTGTGAAACTCAATGTCAGCCTTGCCGCAAGTCTGGTATTGATCTAGGTTTCGCTTTAGGTGATTAGCGCAGGAGCCGAACTCATCTTGAAATTTCTTGATGAGCTCACGCTCAAACGCATGACCCTTAGCGCGACCGTTTATCAACTCTCTTCCTCTTCTAACCACTGCAAGTAAACTCTTGCCTTTTGCAATGACTGGACCTTTCCGTTTGGATGATTTTCATATCGCCAAACATACTTCTGAACATTACCTTTGAGGTAACCTTTGAACTGCTCAGATGTCATAGAGGATTTGATAGCTTCGATGCACTCAATCGCATCGTCTGATTTCTTATAGTGTTTGGGCTGATTTACAGCGTCCCACTCTTGAGGTGTTGCATTAACCATTATTTTTCTCCGTTATCTTTTGTTTGGTCCAGTCGAGCAGTTCCATTTGTGTTCCGTAACGCTCTTCGAACCTCCGTTTAAAAGGGTGGCGACTTGTGTAACTAACATTGTCTTCACCGCCACGATGATGCTTGTAACAAAGGGGTATCGACTTAAGGTGCGCCCCTTCTTTAGTTTTTCCGTCGATGTGATGCACCTCAGCAGGCGTGAATACGTTGAACTGACGGTGACATACACAACATCCAAACTGAGTGATGTCATCCATCCATTTCTTATCAACTGCATTCGCACCACGTCCTTTCATGTACCGTAAACTCTCCGCTCAGCTCTCTCACTGGCTAGCATTGACTGCCAGACTTTGAACTCAACTTCAGCTGCCAACATCTCTGACTTTGCCGCCGCTAACATTCCCTTAGCCTTGCCTCTAGCAAGACGGGCTTCATACACATTGGCGTCTTCATCAGAAGCTCTTAATTGAGCGGCATTAGTCTTAGCTCCTTTTGCTTCAGCCATGACCATCGTTTGTGCGACAATTCTTTTCTCATCTGCATCAGATTTCGATAGCTGATACTCAGCCTTACCAACCGCTGTGCCTGCTTCTCGAATCTTCATTGCGAAGTCTTCTTGATCCATCTAGTTCTCCTTTGAATAGTTAATGTAATAACGAGCCTTGCCGTTCTTTCTGTCTCTGTACTGACAGCACTTATTGTCGAACTCAAAGCCAACTTTGCCTTCGTACATACCATTACGATTCTTTAAAACCTCTAGGTACATATCCCATTGCCTTGTGTACTGCTCATCAGGCTCTTCACCTAGCATTTCAGCCTGCTCAATCTGCTCTGTCTTGCGCTTGTTTTTCCACACGGAAATGAATCCATCAGCAAGGTCTGTAATTGACCCCGAACCCTTAACGTCATACTTGTTTGGTGCTGAGTACTCTGACTCACCCTTTCGGACGTGGGTCACAATGAATATCGTGACTGGAAATGACAGCTTGAAGTTGACAAGCTTTTCTATGAATCTCTGCTGACCCTCATAGTCATCTTGCCTAACCATATTGGTTAAAGAATCGACAACGAATGTGGTAATGCCGTAACGTCGATATGCATATTCAAAGCAGGACATTAGGTCTTCAGGTTTCGGAGTTAACTTATCAACAAACAGCCACAGGTTTGGGCACATCCACTCAAGCAGTTTCTTTCTATAGGGTTGGGGTGGTTGCTCTGATCCTGCCGCCTGACGAACCATTCGACCCATCGTTGCTTTAGGTGTCATCTCCATCGAAGCGATTAGTACTTTCTGTTGCTGTTCAACAGCGTTGAGTGCAAGTTGATTTAGCCACATTGATTTACCGTGACCATTGATGCCGCACACACCCCAGAGTTCATTGGGTCTGAACTTGATGTCTTCTTCGTCTAACTTCGCCCAACCAGAGCCAAAGCCCTGAGTGTCATCAGCCTTGTTTTCAAAGTAGTCATCTATCTCTGACTCAAAATCTAAGACAGATCTAAGAGTCTCAGGATCTTTCCACCGAGCCTCTTCATATGCACACTTGAGCATCCATTGAGCCTGCTCATAACCTTCCTTCTGCAAGAGCTCATTAATGTCTTTGGTAGGCAGGTTGACTCGATAGCATCGATCACCAAGTCGCTGCATTATTTCTGCGGCGGCAAGCTCCCCCTGCTCATCCATATCAGTAGCGATAAGGATCTCTTCGAAGCGTGCTAGGTTCTCGTATTCATGAGCTATCCACTTAGTCTGCTTTGCACCTTTACCTCCACCCATTGGTACAGATAGAGCAGGAAAACCTAACTCACCACAAGCAATCGCGTCCCACTCACCCTCCGTAATCCAGATCTTCCTAACAGTGTCAGGGATTGCCTGCCAACCAAACAGGATTGGCTTTAGATCTTTCTGGGTAGATGGGTTGCCATCATGATTGATCGGCTTAGTCTTTATGAATGTCTCTTTGCCGTCTGTATCAAAGAAAGGAAACACTACATCCTGACCGCCTCTAGCATCTGTCTCATAGATCTTGTATCGGAAGCACACCTCTCCTACATCTTTGAATCCTCTCTTCTCCATGTATTCATGAAGGTGTTGATGCTCATTCCTTTCGGGAGGTTTAGGTAGGGTGTAATTTTTCTTTTCCGCCGGAGCAACTTTTTTTGCAGGCGTGTTGTCCCTGATACCATATCTTTTCTTTGCCCAGTCCATAGCATTGACTAAAGAAAGACCTTGGCTGTACATAATCAAGTCAAGAAGGTCACCACCTTCTCCGGTGCTGAAATCCATCCACTTACCGCACTGATCACCGTTGAGATAGACAGACATACTTCTACCTCTTTCACCCTGTATCGATCCTATCTTGTAGCATCCAGACTCGACTCGACCGTCAGGATATAACTCGTTGCAAATGCCTGCGGCATGAGGTGCTAGGTTCTGCGCTAGCGTTTTAACATCCATCATTTGACAGCCCCCAACAGATCATTCTTTCTGTCGTGACCTCTAAATGACTTAAGAGCATCCCAGTCAGGCTTACCAACAGACTTCCACTCCCTGCTGATTGCAAAATCCACAACACCTGACAAGTCAAAGCCTTGCTTTTTAAGAACAAGAAAGTCCTGAGAAATGACCGTAATCATTTTCTTGGCAGGCTTCCTACCTTTACGATCATCAAGCTTGTACTCCCACCACTTAACCCAAGCGGCTTTCGTTACACCTTCTGGTGGAGCGTTAAGGAGAGAAGAACGCCAACATATTTGTTCTTTCTTATCTTCGTTAGTAATAATGTTTGTTCTTTGGGTTTGATTTACTTGATCTGGGTTTACTTGATCTGGGTTTTGATGATCTGGTGGAAAGCGACCGCGAACATCTGTAACTAGCCAGTCCCATCGGACAACATGACCACTTTCGTTTCGGACAATTTCTCTACGGATATACCCTGCGTTCTCTAGCTCATCAGTAATGCGAGTCATCTTCACATTGCCGACACCAAAGACTGTACAGAGTTGGTTGTTAGTTATTTGCCAGTCATCGACATGGCTTAAAAGGTAGACAAGAACACCGAGGGATTCGGGGCTAAGTCCATCGCCTCTATACTCGCTGGCGGAAAATCCACCTCGAAGGAGTAAGTTGGGGATTCGGGTATAATAATCTTGCTTAAGATTGGCAGGACGAAAAATCATTAATCAGACAGCTCCATGTAATATTCATTTGAGCAGGGATAATAATCTGCATGTATTAATTTGGCAAATTTATTTATCTGAAGGTCTTGTTAAATGATCTTAAATATGGAAGATCCTGACTCAGGGAGAAATACATGGACGATAAAACTAAAAAAGAAAAACGTGCGGAAATATTTAAAGACGCTTTAGATCAAGCGGGAGTGCCGGAATGGGGCAGGGGCGCAGCGATTGTAAAGCAGACCGGCTGTAGCCCAGCTTCAGCGCAGGCTTGGATTCGAGGAAGCCTGCCATCGGACGGGGAGCGTATAGTAGAGTTATGTGATCTTTATCACATTGACTTATACCTATGGATAACCTTGGCGTCGCGAGGTGATTCGCTGATAGCAGATTCGATGACTGAAGCTATCATTTACGTTAAGCATTTTGAGGAAAAAACAGCTTTCACCCTTACACCAGAGCAGTTTTCTCTTATGTGTCTAATGTATACAGATGCTCGAAAGCGCGATGGGATAGCAGGCATGATGAAAGTTTTGACTGCAAAAGGTTAATCAAATATTTATATTTGAAAGATAATTTTTAAAGAAATAATTACATTAAATGGACGTTTTATATGGCAAGAGTTACACCGGAAGATAGATTAAGCTGTAATCAGTTGCTTAAATTTTTAAGAGGCAATGATGGTATTCGTAGTGAATTTTATATAGGGAGGCGAAACTTTTGGAAACACTATGAGACAGTTAAAATGATTGAGACAGGTTTAGAAAATAAAATAAAAAATTTAGATGACGATTTAACAATCTGAAAGTGTTGAAATAAATCTGCATGGTGTGTAATATGTCTGTTGAATTAACGGAGATATTACATGGATATGCTTACCCGAGCCCAAATCTGGGCGACACTGTCTAATATAGATGTAACAGAATTTTGTACCGAAACAGAGATACTCGACAATAAAACGTTGACCTATCTGCCTTGGATGAAAGCCCATGAAATCATGATGGGCGAGTTTCCTGAATACTCTTGGGAGTTCACCGAAGACCCTTCTTCTCGTGAATGTCACTATTTTGATGATGGTTCTGCCGAAGTTAGGTGCCGAATGACTATCGGTGGGCAGACCAACATCACCTACTTACCTGTCCACTCCTCTGGCAAAGCAGTCAGTTCACCCTCAGCAACCGATATCAACCAAGCTAAACAGCGGTGTCGTGTTAAGGCAATGGGTGAGTTTGGTCTGGGCTACCGGATGTGGATTAGCTCTCAAATTAAAGATATTGAGTCTAAAAGTGCTTCTCAAGATGTACAAAGTACACCTCCAGAAACAGATGATGCAGATGCAGAACTTCAAAAGGTTATTGCGATCTGGGATCACCTGAAGTTTGGTGACGCCAAGACCCTGAGTGAAGCCACAAAGCTGTACGACAAGTTTAAACGTGGTCTAACTAATAGAGGCTTAACAGATACCACTGGTAACTGGGAAAAGCTCTGTAAGGAGAATGGTTGGAGGGCTAAGAAATGAGTTTAGCTGTCCAAGGATCACCCGAATGGCACGCGGCAAGAGCTGGAAAGATCAAAGCATCTGTCTGCGCCGCGCTAGAGGGTAAGCACCCATACATGAAACCTGCTGACTTAGTTCGCCAAGAAGTACGAGCGCTGGCAGGGGCTGAATCAGAATTCAAGATGGTTCCGGCAGTTGCTCACGGGCAAATGATGGAAGACCATGC